GGCCGCAATGGAGGCGGCGCCGGAGCAAGAGGAGCCAATATTGGCTCAGTAACTCCTAGTGAAGATGGATCAACTACAACAGGCGGAGCAGGTTATTATGCAATTGTTGAAGGGTCTGGCGGAGGTGGCGGCGGACCTTGGGGTGGAGCAGGCGGATCAGCAAGAAATAATAGCACAACATTGTCAGGCGGCTCCGGAGGTAAAGCAGTAAACTTAAATGGAAATAGTGTAACCTGGAACGTAACAGGTACAAGATACGGAGCAATAAGTTAATTAAACAAATAAATACAGTAGAGGATAACAGATGGCAATAAATTTTCCAAATTCACCCACAAACGGTGACACATTTACAGACGGTACAAGCAGTTGGACCTGGGACGGTACTTCTTGGAACCTTGTAACCAGCAGTTTATCTGTTACTCCTGAAACATTTAAAACCATACAGGTTGCAGGACAAAGTGATGTAGTTGCTGACAGTTACAACGATACACTTACACTAGTAGCAGGTTCAAACATCACACTTACTACAGATGCAGCAACTGATTCTGTTACAATTACAGGACTAGCAGGCGGTGGTGGCGGAGACGTTAACCAAAATGCTTTCAGTACAATTGCTGTATCAGGGCAAACTTCAGTAGCAGCAGATGCAGTTACAGATACACTTAATCTTGCAGCAGGCTCTGGTATTACATTAACCACAAACGGAACAGACACCGTAACAATTACTTCAACAGCAGGTACACCAACATTTAATACTCTTACTGATGCTTCAGCAGCAGGGCTAAGTGTAGCAGACATTTATCTACCTGCAATCACAAGATTAGTTGTTACTAACAACGGTCTTAATTCATATAGATTTGATCAATATGGTACATCAGATAATCCTACAATCTACTGTATCAACGGAACTACTATTGCATTTGATCTACAGCAAAGTGCGGGACATCCATTCCAAATACAAAATCCACTAGGAAACGCCTACAGCGAAGGGTTGGTACACGTTGCTACAGATAATACTGTAAGCACAGGCGCAGCAGCACAAGATAAAACAAGTGGTGTGTTGTATTGGAAAGTACCTGCAAGTATATCAGGCGGTTACAGATATCAGTGTACTAATCACGCAGTAATGGTAGGAAGCATTACTATTAAAGACTTCGGAACTCTTTAATAATCTTTAGTTATACTATCTAACTGTTTTCTAAGACTAGTAATAATATCTCTTGAATCTGCTTGACTAAATTTTTTAGCAGTTGCTGAATTCATTAACAGTTGCTCGTGCCATCGGTCAAGTTCCTGAACTTCACCTTCTAGTTGTCTAAGCAAATTAGTGGCTTTGATTTTTCCATCGCCTTCAGGCATATTATTAATTTTTGTTTGAAAAGTTTTCTTTTCTTCTAGATATCTTGGATTTTCTTTAAGAAGCATTTTCTAACTCCAGTACTGTTTCTATCTTTGTTCTAATTAGGTTATTATTTAAAGTATTTCGTAACCCGTTATGTATGTTTTTGGGCAAGTTATCTAATGTTGCCCAACAAAAAGTATCTACTACAATTGGCATAAATTCTTGCTCTACTAAACAAATATATGTGCTATATTCAAACCCTTTATCCCTAGATAGATATAATTCTATTGGCAGTATTTTACCTTTTGAAAAGTCCTCTAATGCCTGTTTACTATCTTCAAATAGAGATTTACTCCTTGCAAACGTAGGAACAGTCCACTTTTCTTTTTCAAGAATAAGTAAAATTCTTTTCTCATTTTTTGATAAAAATAATAGACCAGCACGTTTTTGCATACTATTAATTATGCAGGATCAGGATCTAGTCTCCAATAACCTGGTGCATATTCGCCTTCAAAAGATTTGAGCCACTGAATACCGTCCCATTTATATTGGATACCTGTTCTTATGTTGGTTACGTAGGTTGTATCATCAACTGATGCAGTATCAAATACTGTAATCCAACTTGAACCGTCCCATTCTACAATGTTATTTTGTTTTAGCTCGTATGCTGATAGTGAAGAGCCGTCAGTTCCTTTCCAAGCATCAGGGCTAATTCCGTCTGGATCACCAATGCTTTCAAGTAACAGATATCTAGTACCAACTGGTATATTATTAACACCATTCCATTTATCAATTGGATTGAATGTAGTAGGATTTACAATAGCATCTATTGTAGTTTGCTGTGCTAATGCTCTTGTTCCGTCGATGATTGTGTTGCTAGGTATAGTATCTTGATCAAATGTAACCAGTAATATTTTTGGATCTGTAGGATGGATAGCGAATGTACCTGCCATCTCTGTTCCATTAGGCTGTCTAAAGAATACGTTACTATTAGCATTAAAGTTACCTAAACGTGTTAGTATTGCATTCCAATCATACTGTTTACTAGCAGCAACTGATTCTTTTTCGCCTAGCCCTACACTTTCAATAGCAGCATATGGATCAATAATAGTTAATTCGTAATCATAAGGTTGATTGTTATTGGCTTTGAATAACAATACTGGGAATCTAGGATTGACATAAACAGTGTTGCTGCCATCACCGTTATAAACAAGTGAGCTAATGTTTTTAACATCACCGTCTTCAGTAAAGATATTTGCAATAATACTTCTAATTACGCCAAGTTTTTTAACTTTGGCAGGCGGTGAAATCCAAATAGGAATAGTAAAATCTAAACTACAAATATCAATATCAGACTCTGTACCTGCAGGAATACTTCTTGAACTAAAGTTTGTGCTGTCAAGATATACAACACTTAAACTAGTCCAGTCAACATAGTTGTCTGTAGTTTGTATTTCTAGTGCAGGATTAAACAACACTAAAATTTGTTCTAACAACTGTAATTTTTGATCTGTATTACTAGTCCATATATCTGCTTTCATACTTAATGTATATGGAGTAGGCATCAGTCTTTCAACTGTAACGTTTTTACCTTGCTCGCCTGTATATGTTCTTGTACCGTCATCTTGTTCTTGGTATCTACGCTCTCTAATATTAACTTTACTTACAAATGTAGGATCAGATAATCTACTTGGATCTGTTTGCAAACCTGTAACATAACAAGCCATACGTGGAACAGTTGGCAGTTTGTTTTCAGAGTTTTCTCTAATAATATTTGCTACTTGACGTGTTAGATCACCGTACATTACAGGAACAGTTTGTTGTTTACCATCACCTGCTTCGAATTTAAACCCAATAAAGATACGCATAAACTGTGTTACGTATCTTCTAATCTGTCCGTCGTAGAAAAAATCCATTACTTACTTGCCTTTTTAAAATCGTGTGTAAATGCTTTTTCATCGCCTTTGGCTGCTGCTGCTCGGCGCTGTTTAATCTTTAGTGCAACTGAATCATCATCTTTTTCTGGTGGACGTCTTTTCACCGTATGTTTCTTAGGACGGCTTGTTGCAAAGCCTAAAATTTCGTCAATACGCATTATTCATCTGCCTCTGGTTTAAGTGCTTTTGAAAGACTCTGTTTTTCTTTAACTGTCTTACCATCAATAACTTGTTCATTAGTATTATTGATAAACGTAGATTTAAGTTCTTTGTTTGTTCTAGCATCGTGTCCAGCAAAGTCTGCGCCTGCTGCAACATCGCTAGGACCTAAATTACTCATTGTCATTCTTACATCATCCTCAACTTTACTCCATCTTCCTTTCTTAAAGATGAAAAGTCTTGTTGGTTTATAGTCTGTTCTAAGATGGAATTGACCATCTCCTGGATTCATAGGAAATGCTATACCCTGTGTAAACGGAGCACCGTTCGGTGGAACACCATCGCCTACTAAGTAACCATCATATCCTGACATTTCAGGATTTGCATTAACCATATCCGCAGTATAACTTGTATAGACTTCGTCTCCATTGTCGTCATATATTGGATTACCATTTGCGTCTGTAGATGGTATTAATAATTGTGTATCGTCTGCTGTAACTAATTCAGCATTACCAACTTCGTCACGCTGTAGTGTATAAAATTTAGTTGTATCATAACCACTTTGCGGAGCATCTGCCTCTGCTTGATCAAGAACTGCACCTGTAATTTGCATTTCTTTTTCGTATGTAGACATAATATCTTTAAGTGTATCTGCAAGTTTCCAATCGCCTCCTGGCGGCGATGAAGTAGTTTCTGATAGTGCTTCGTATTTTTCGCCGTTGTAAGAAACAATGTCTCCTGGGAAGTAAGTTGAATCAGCATTGTATTCACCTTTATTATTTTCTTCACCTGCAACAGCATCAAGGATATCTTTGAACTCTTGTGCGTCTACTAATGGTTTACATTTTGCTCTGTATAAATGAGGATACCAAGTAACAGAAAAACCTTCTGCTGCTCTGTTTACATCTTCAATTACATAAAATCTTTTTAGTGCGTAATTTAAATCATTTAATGCATATTCATCTTTTAAATGAGGTAATTCAATTACATCGCCTGCTATTAATTTTCTACCTAGTTTTTCTACAGTGTCATTAATATGAAATGTAATAAACAATGTGTCGTTTTGTAGAAATAAACCAAATTGACTTAGATTAAAATCTACGTCATTTACATTATACACGCCACGTAATACATATACATCTGGATCGTATTTACGATCTCTATTTTCTAAGAACAGCATATCCTGTATATTTGTAGGATCGTCTGTTGCATATTTAGGTGTTGTAGGAGTTTCTTCTCTACTACTTCCTGGACCTAGATAGCGGTGTATAAGCACATCGGTGCCGCCTACCTGAAACATTTCCCAGGCAGTTTTATCAATAAATTTGTAGTCGTTGCCCTTCTCGGGACGGTATAAACTCAGTCTTGGCATAGTATATGTATTTACCTATTCCGTCACAAGGCATAAATAGTTATATGAGCCAAATAGATAACGCAAAACAAGAAGTATTTGATTACGTAAAAGCAATGCTCGGCGACGGTATGATCGACGTCGAACTAGATCCTGTACACTATGAAACAGGACTTAAACGTGCATTAGGTGTTTTTAAACAAAGATCTGATAATGCTGTTGAAGAAAGTTACATCACTCTTACACTTGAAAAAGAAAAGAATGATTATATTTTGCCTGATGAAATACAGCAAGTAAGACAGATTTTTAGACGTTCAGTTGGTTCACGTACAGGTAACGGAACTGGTGGTACAGTTTTTGAACCTTTCAACTTAGCATACACAAATACATATTTGTTAAGTTCGACAAATATGGGCGGACTTGCTACATACGAATTATTTTCAGGCTACCAAGAACTAGTAGGTAAAATGTTTGGTTCATTTATCAACTTTACTTGGAATCCACAAAGTAAAAAACTAATTATTATGCAACGCCCAAGAGGAGAGGAACAAGTACTTCTTTGGTGTTACAATAATAAACCTGACTACACTATCATTAATGATCAATATGCAGGACAGTGGATCAAAGATTATACACTTGCTAATTGTAAAGTAATGCTAGGACAGGCACGTGAAAAGTTTGCTAGTATTGCAGGCCCACAAGGCGGCACAGCACTTAATGGTGCGAGTATAAAGCAAGAAGGATTTTCAGATATTGAAAGACTTACTGCTGAATTAGTAACACTAGTACCAGGCGGACAAGGATACTATTGGATTAACGGATAATGAAAGCATCAGAATTTATTACAGAAGAACACGAAGAACTGTATACCGAAACTGCTAAAATGGTTTGGGGTAGAACAGGCGGTACTGCTAAAGGTGGAAAAACCAAACTGCGTTTCCGTTGTTCAACTGGTCCTAGAGCAGGTAGACAAGTTAGTCACCCATCCAAATGTCATCAACAATACAATGTTGCCAAAGCCCAAAAAATGAAGACAACCAGAGCAAGAACTGGTCCAACACAAGCACGTAGACAACAAAGAACCAAGTCCATTAATACAGCAAGTGTATTAGCACGTAAACTTAATACGGGCAAACCAGGACAGCCAAGACCTTATATTTAGACTTGACAAACCTATAGATGATGCTATAATGTTTAGTATTACTTAGGAGAAAACTTTTATGATTATAGGCATTTGCGGCTTTATCGGATGTGGTAAAGACACAGTAGCAGATTATCTAACAAATGATCACGGCTTTCGTAGAGAAAGTTTTGCAGGAACACTTAAAGATGCTGTTTCCGCAGTTTTTGGTTGGGATAGAGAAATGCTTGAAGGAAGATCTAAAGAAGCACGTGAATGGCGTGAACAGATAGATCCTTGGTGGTCAGAACGCTTAGATATGCCGACATTGACTCCAAGATGGGTGCTACAATATTGGGGAACTGAAGTTTGTCGTAAAGCATTCCACGATGATATTTGGGTAGCAAGCCTAGACAATAAACTGCGTAATAGTGCAGATGATATTGTAATTAGTGATTGTAGATTTCCTAATGAAGTTGATGTAATTAAAGAAGCAGGTGGTAAAGTTATCTGGGTAAAACGTGGTAGTTTACCAAAATGGTATGATTCAGCAGTTCAAGCAAATGAAGGATCAAATTTCCATATTAACGAAATGAAACTAGCAAAAGTACATCCTAGTGAATGGTCTTGGGTAGGCACTGAGTTCGATGCAGTAGTTGAAAATAATTCTTCGATTGACGAACTATATGCACAGGTTGAAAACTTACTAGTAGTCAGCCACTAAGTCACCTTGTTTCCAACGTATATTTTCCTTAGATAACACATTTCTGCAATTAGCACATACAGTTTTTAAATTTTGTGGCCTGCAATTATCTAAATTTTCGTCAACGTGAAATACTCTAAATATCTCTTTGTGGGGTGATTTGAATCCACATTTATCACACTGCTTTTTAATTTTATATCCTGCACGTTGCCATCTAGGAACACCGTGATGCAGTCCGTGTTTGCTACAAGATTCGCATAGACTTCTATAGTATGTCTTATTGTTTTTCTTATAGTTTACTGCACGTGGTCGTAAACCGCATTTACAAAGTGGTCTCATACGTATATTTACACCTTTTAGACCCCTTTTTATATAGGTATAAACAGCAGTTTTTGTTGTAATCTACTAAATACATTAGTAATACAGATTAGGTATAACAATATACTTTTACATTACCAGGAGATAACGGAATGGCACTACAATCACCAGGCGTTGAAGTAACTGTAATAGATGAGAGTTTTTACACACCCGCTGAACCGGGAACAACACCTCTTATCGTAGTTGCTACGGCCCAAGATAAAATTAATGCTGCTGGCACAGGAACTGCTTCAGCAACAACTGCCGCGAATGCTGGAAAAGCATTTAAGGTAACATCACAGAAAGAATTAGTAGATCTTTTTGGAGTTCCAAACTTTGAAAAGACAGCAAGTAACACACCAATACACGGAAGTGAATTAAATGAATACGGCTTATTAGCAGCATATTCATTACTAGGCGTATCTAACGCTGCATTTGTTACTAGAGCTAACGTAGATTTAGGACAATTAGCAGGCACTGCAGATGCTCCGGGAGCGAATCCAAATGATGGCACTTGGTGGGTTGATACAAGAGGCACAACTTGGGGTATCCAAG